GAATAAAGATGCCATCATATTGGAGTTATCCAAAGCCGATTGGCTGAAGAAAGCAACCAAGAACATTGCAAAAAACAATGAGTTGGCGAGGGAGTTGTATCAATTTTACTTTTTAACAATACTTGAGAAACCTGATGAACAAATCGAGAAAATATACAGAGACGGATACATCCAATTTTGGTCAATCCGTCTTTTATACCTTTGTATCAACGGCAACCGGCATCCCTTTGGCGAATCAAGAATATATGATCAACAGGATGTGTACGAAATTGACTTCGCTGAAGAGATTGACTTACTGGATGACAGAGAGCAAACGGAAGGAATTGAACTTGAAAGAATCAACAAAATAAACCAAGTAACAGAATCAGCATATTTCTATGAACGAGAACTTTTCAAACTATGGTGTTCAGGAATGTCTGCAAGGGCAATCCACAGGAAAACAGATATCTCCGTTCGTGAAGTGTTGCGAGTAATTAAACTAATGAAAGAAAGATGCACACAGAAATAATTGGAATTGCCTGTTTGGCAATCATCATCGTAAACTTTGGCAAACCAGCCGATCTATTAAAACGCTATCTGTACGGGAGTGACTATTCCAAATGGAAGCGAATGAAACCACTTGATTGTGCTTTCTGCTTGTCTTGGTGGTTGGGCTTGTCCTTTTTCTTGTACACCTACGGTTGGGTGGGGATACTTTACGCATCCATCGCCACCGTGATTGTCGCACTCCTTGAAACAAAACTATGAGCAACATTGAATTTATACTATCACTCCAACCGTTGTACGACAACTGGAAGAAAACACAAGTATTCGCACCATCACCAGAACAAGGGGCAATCCTAAACAATGTCCACCGTGAAATCTTCGGAAGGAACTTGCCTAATTGCAGTACTTGTGTGACCGAAGCATTGCACTCACTTTTGATATGGGCAAACCAACAACAAGAAGCCATCACCAAAGCACAACTTGCCGATGATGAGCAGAAACCAAAGAGAAGAAGAAAGAATGAGCAATGAAGAAACACACAATGCATTATCTCAATCATTTCGGTTATGACATTAGTGATTTCATCCCTTGCGAGGTGTGTGGGAAGAAAGCAATTGACATCCATCACATTGAGGCGAGAGGTTTAGGGGGAAGCAAGGAAGCGGACAACATTGAAAACCTGATGGCGTTATGTCGGGAAGATCACATCAAGTTTGGTGATAAAAAACAACACAAGGAGTGGTTGAAATCTATTCACGAACAAAGATTGTCAATGGCAAAATAACAGCGAAATAACAACGAGAGCAATGGCAAATGAACAGAACTTGAAACCATTCAAAAAAGGTGGAGATGAAAGGATAAATCTGCAGGGAAGACCGCAGAAGCTCATCACACAAATGAAGGAGATTGGATACACCAAATCCCAAGTTGAAGACACGATGTTATCTATGCTCACCTTGTCACGAAAAGAACTGGAGAAGATTGACAGAGGGGATGAGTACACGATAATGGAACGCACGATTGCCGGTGCATTGCTGAAAGGTCACGACAAGAACTCTCTGTTCAACTTGGAGATGTTGCTCACACGATCACAAGGCAAACCAAAAGAAACGATTGACCAAACGATAGAAAGCAAAAATTTCACGATAACTTTGAATTTAGATGAGAGCAAGTTGGAGAGGTGATGACAAACTACCACCGCAAGATGAAGACATTCAGTTGGTAGCAACAACGGATGGGAGAATAACTTTGGCAAGGTACTTCGATGACCTTTGGGTTGAGGAGTACAGCAATGCAATTATTGATGTGGCATATTGGATGCCAATCCCAGTAACCCCGAACGAATGACATCACAAGACAAGGCACAAGAAATCAAAGAATCGTTCAACAACTCGTTGACGGTTAAGGATTGCTCATTGGTTGCAGTTGACCAAATCATTGAGGCGTTGTCTCATAACTCGTGGCAGAATCGCAATGAGTTGATGTTTTATTTAGAGGTCAAACAAATACTGCAAAAACTATGAGGGTTATTCAGTCGGGACATCTTGGTGATTTAATCTATTCACTCACCGCAACCAAGCGAGTTGCAGAGTTACACGGTGCGGTAGATTTCCACATCGGATTCCGTGAGCAGAATACTGTTTCCGGTCATCCAAGCGGAGGATACTGTATGAACTTAAACTCATACGAATATATCAAACCATTACTTGAGCATCAATCGTACATCCGAAAGGTTGAGATGCACTCGCACATTGATATGGGTTATGACTTTGATAAGTTCAGGCGTCACGGATTGAATCTCGCTGCTGGTGATTTGAGACGGAATCACTTCCTTGTCTATCCCGAATTGATCACCGACCTTCACGAACCTTGCATTGAAGCGAATGAACCTATCCCATACTTTGCGGATAAGATTCTCTTAAACTTCTCTGCTCGTTATCGGAATCACGACATCAACTATTTTCCATTGAAGGAACACAAGTGCGTTTTCTTTGGATATGAATCCGAATACATCGCATTCACGGAGAGATGGCAGTTGGATTGTGAACTATTGAAATGTCAGGATGCTTTGATGTTGGCAACCATTGTCGGCAGTTGCAAGGCTTTCATTGGGAATCAGTCAAGCACCTACGCAATCGCAGAGCAAATGAAGGTAAAACGATTGCTTGAGGTATGCGTTCACTCACCAAATGTTATTCCCGTAAACAATGGCTTTGACTATGTAACAAATCAAGGCTTTAACTTTTTACTTAATACCCTATGAAACTCTTAATACTAACAGACGGAATCAATGGTGTTGTTTACCATCGCATCTACGCACCACATTTAAGAATGCAGATAAACGGAGAAGCGGTGGTTGATGTCTGCCAATCACAAGCCGAATGGATGACGGTTGACCTTGCACCCTACGATGTGATTGTCTTCTCAAGATGGCTTGGCAAGAACCAGTACGATGTCTTAAAACGCATCACGGATGCCGGGAAGCCTTATGTGATAGATGTGGATGACTATTGGGTACTGCCAAAATATAACCCTGCATACTGGGCATATCGCAAAGGAATCAAGAACTCCATCAAGGATGCCATCAACTATGCGGATGCGGTATTCTGCACAACTCAAAAACTCGCCAATGAAGTGAGGGCAATCAACGAGAATGTCTACATTGTGCCAAACTGTTTGGATACATCTCACAACCAATGGAAGCAACCAAAGGAAAAGAACGAGAGAGTGAAAATAGGATGGGTTGGTGGAATCACACACGAAGAGGACTTGAAGCTCATTGCTGATGACATCAATTCAATGGATGTGGATTTCTACATTTGCGGTTATACACCGAGTGATCATTGGAACAACATTGTCAAACTAATTCCCAAAGCCAACATCGTTCAAGGTACTTCGGTTTTTGAATATGGTGAGGTCTATAAGCACTTTGATTTCGTACTTGCCCCCCTTCAGGACAACCACTTCAACAACTGCAAATCGGAGTTGAAGATTGTGGAAGCCGCTGCCTATTCTATCCCCATTATCTGTTCAGCGGTCTACCCATACTTATACCATACCGGGAATGATGGTGTGATCTTCGCAACCCAAAATAACTGGAAGGCATCCATTGAAAAACTGATTGATGCTGGTGATTCTGTGAGACGATCAATGGGCGAATCAAATCGCATCTATTGTGAGACATATCACAACCTTGAACTGCACAACCTAACACGATTGAGTGTTTACCAAAGTTTATGCAAATAACCTATCAAAGACCATATGTCACGAGTTACCAAAAAGACATCCTTGATTGTGATGCTCGTTTTACCATTACTGCTGCGAGTACAAAGACGGGTAAGACGGCAAGTCATATCATATGGTTATTTGAACAAGCGTTAAAATGCAAGGACAACCAATCGGTTTGGTGGGTTGCACCGGTATACCAACAAGCGGAGATTGCATTCCGAAGGATGAAGTCACAAGTCACGGACAAGAACTTCTTCATCAGTAATGAAACCAAACTTTTGCTCACTCTTCCAACGGGTGCAAGGATAGAATTCAAATCAGGTGAAAAGCCGGACAACTTGTATGGTGATGATGTGTACGCTGCGGTGATTGATGAGGCATCAAGGATGAGAGAGGAATCGTGGTATGCTATGCGTTCAACTCTAACTGCCACACAAGGCAAGTGTAAACTGATTGGTAATGTCAAAGGGAAAAAGAATTGGTTCTATAAGTTGGGCGAAAGAGCGAGAAGCGGAGAGAATGAGTATAAGTATTTTAAGATTACTGCATATGATGCGGTCAAGGAAGGGATTCTCAAACTTGAGGAGGTTGAACAAGCCAAACGAGATCTACCACTTCATGTCTTTAATGAGTTGTATCTTGCAGAACCAGCGGATGATAAGACAAACCCATTCGGAATTGATGCAATCCGTAGTTGTTACAAGCCAGTAACGAACAGAAGTGTTGTGGCTTGGGGTGTGGATTTGGCGAAGTATTCGGATTATACGGTGATCATTGGTTTAGATGCGAATAATTGCGTATCATATGTTGACCGATTCCAAGCGGATTGGTCGCAAACATTGGCAAGAATTACGACATTGATTGGTGTGATTCCAGCATTCTGTGATAGTACCGGTGTTGGGGATCCTATTGTTGAGCAATTGCAACGAAGCCATCCCCGAATCAAAGGATTCAAGTTCACATCACAGAGCAAACAACAACTCATTGAAGGCTTGGTCATCAGCGTACAAAATAGGGAAGTGTATTTCCCTGAAGAACCCATAGGCTCGGAGATGGAAAACTTTGAATTTGAATACACAAGAACGGGTGTGAGGTATACTGCACCACAAGGACTATTTGACGATTGTGTTATGGCATTAGCATTAGCAGTAGATTGTAAAAAACATAACCGTCCAGGTACATTTTATTTTGCTTAATTGCATCATGCATCGTAATGTGCTATATTTGTATATGGGTTTATTAAAAGAAATATCCGGTTATCCTGATTACAAAATTGATTCTTTTGGCAATGTATTCAGTTACAAATACAATAAAATAAAACAGATGATTCCACAAAAGGCAACAGCTGGATATCATTATGTCACGCTTTGTAAAAATGGGACAAGAAGAAATAGATTCATACATAGATTAGTTGCTCAAGAATATATTCCAAATCCATTAAATAAGGAAGAAGTAAATCATATTAATGGGAATAAATTAGACAATAGAATTGAAAATTTAGAATGGGTAACACCATCGGAAAATATTAAACACGCTATTAACATTGGTGCTATTGTTCGTTCCGATAAATCAAAAATTGCATTGAGAAATCGCTCAATAAAAACAACCAAAGACGAAATAACCGGTAATGTGTACGATTCATTAAAAAACGCTTGTATTGATTTAGGAATCAATTACTCCACACAATTACATAGAATGTCAAAAGGAATTAAATCAAGATTGCAATATATATGAACTGGAACAACATAACCATCCACCAACTGCAAGAGATACACTCTTGTCGTGATATGTCCAACATTGAACGGACAATGAACATCCTTGCCATCGTTAACCATTGGTCAATGGACAAGGTGGAATCAATGCCGATTGATGACCTTACAAGAGAATTCAAAAAGTTGGAGTTCTTGAATGAGCTTCCCAATAGACCTGTGCAATTTATGTTCAAGCATAAAGGGAGATACTTCCGATTGGCAAAAACACCAAACGAGATTTGTGGTCACCACTTCATTGAACTTCAACAAGTGTTCAACGGAGATACGATTGAAAGCCTTCACAAGATAATGGCTTTACTTGCATACGAGGTGGATTTCTTCGGCAAATCAAAGACCATCAAAGATGCTCAAGCACACTACCAAGACAAGTGCGATTTGTTTCTGTCAATGACTGTGCCATTGCCGTATTCTTATTCGCTTTTTTTTTCGGCAGTTTATCCGGAGTTATTGAAAACTATCCAATCTTATTTGATCAAGGAGATGGACAAGTTGAACAAGGAGATAACGCAAGTCCGATAGGTTGGTTGGAGTTGGTTGACAGAATTGTCAAAGGAGACCGTACAAAGTGGGATGCGATTCTCACAATGCCGTTGATTGAGTTCCTGAACACCATCGCATTCTATAAGCAGAAAACCAAAGAGAGACAAAAGCGAATTGAACAAGCAGCGACAAAGGGATTCAATGCCTATGTTGTGGCTTGTCTGCACGAGATGTTGTAGTCAGGACAGGATTCGAACCTGTATGTCAACCTCTACGACAGAGCTGTTCTTATTAACCGTGGCCAGCGGGTTTATTACAGTTGTAGTTGACTATCTATGTAGCGTCTACCAATTCCGCCACCTGACTATTATTCAAAGTAACAAAACAAATTTTATTAATTATCATCAATTGGAACGCATAAACCTAAACGCTATTTTTAAGCGTGGCTCTATCAATCACCCAACAACCCAACAGTTATCACCCAGCGTTTAATGACACGAACTTCGTAATCACGGAATCTTCAGGTGGTATCTACACAAAGGACAATTTCAAGTTCATTGCAGATGTCAAGGTCGCATCAACTACCGTGGCTAAACTCAAAGCACCCATCTATTTTGGAAGTACGAACAAAGGGGTGTTCAACATTGGGCGAATCTTGGAATCTTATGTGACAAACAATTGGGAGTTCACAGATTCATCACCAAGCGGATGCGTAAACTCATTCACAGATTACGAGGTGGAATTTGGGTATGAGTATTCACCATCAGCAACGGGAACAATCACCGAATACCTTGACTTGACTTCAGCAACTGGAACGGTTTGGAACGCATCATTAAACCCTTTTGATTTGGTGACTTATGCAGAAGGGCAATATCTCGCCACATCCACATCCGCAAAGTTCTTGACCAATGTGAGAACACGAACCATCCACAGAACTCAAAAGGATTGGCTCTATTGTTTGAAGGGAGATGCTACAAGCGTTTTGATTACTTACTCCGATACATCCACACAAACATTCTCTTTGCCATCTTCAAAGGTCGTGAGAATCCCCGTTGGAAGTCAATTGACAATACCCGGTGCAGCGACATTCTTTGATGTGGTGTTGAAGGCTGGAGGTACTTCCAAATCCGAGACATACCGATTCAACATAAAGGACGAGTGCAGCAAGTACGAAACAACTGATATCTTCTTTATGAACCGTTTAGGAGGATTTGAATCCTTCCGTTTTAATATGGTGAGAAGAGACAACTTTGAAGTCACACGAAAGCAATTTCAACAGAACCCATACACACTCGGTGCAAGTTACGGATATCAAACATCGGCAAGAACTCGCACAAACTATCACACAGAGACAAGCCAAAAAATTAAACTGTTCAGTAACTGGATAAACGATACGGAATCCGTTTGGCTGAAAGACCTGATTGAATCTCCGGTGGTGTATATGTATGACGGAACTTTGTATGCGGTCAACATTGATAACGCCAACTACGAGCAGAAGAAGACGGTACAAGATAGGATGTTCAACTTGGAACTTGACATCACTCTTTCATTCGCTGACAAATCGCAAAGGATATGATCAGGCTATTGGTCAACAACACACCAGTTGATTTGTCTGCTGATTTTGACATCTCAATTAACAAGGCAATTGCCGACATTCGTGAACCACAATCACGATCTTCGGAATGGACAAAGACAATCACCATCCCCGGCACGGCACAAAACAACAAACTATTCTCGCACATCTTTGAGGTTGAACATACGGTTAGAACATCCACACAATTCGCACCTGATTTCAACCCAAACAAGAAAGCATCTGCGGTTGTTCTGTTGGACGAGATAGAGCAGTTGAGGGGATTCATCCGATTGATTCAAATTAATGTCACAGATAGCACTGCAATCGTTTACGAATGCAGTATTCACGGACAAACTGCTGACCTATTCACCACCATTGCAGAACGCAAACTAAATGCTTTGGATTTCTCGGAGTACAATCATTCCTTGTCTTCAGGCAACATCTTCAATTCGTGGGACACAAGCATTATCAAGAACGGAAGCTCACAGGCTTTTGCTTATGGTGATGGGTATGTGTATTCGATGATTGACAAAGGGCATGTGAGAAACATTGCATATTGGCAGTACAACGAACTTACACCTTGTCTTTACGCAAAGACCATCATTGACAAAATCTTCACGGGTGCTGGTTACTCATACACGAACGATTCCTTTTTTAATACTGACCGATTCAAGAGGTTGATTGTGCCACCACCAAACGGACTGATTGCATCATCTACGCAATTGACAAACCGATTGTTTTTGGCAAGTCGTTTGACAACACCACAATCATTGCCTTTGGGAACTACGCTGATATTCAACAACGATACAAGCGGTGGTGCTTTTGACAATGGTGGAAACTACAATCCAACTACGGGTGCTTATACTGTCCCCGTTGGTGGTACTTATTCCTTCTTCTTGGGATTGGGGATGACCTTGACACTTGATCCCTCATACCGTCCAGTATTGGATGCCGAGATAGACATCAATATCGGTATGTATGTGAACGGAGTTTTGAGGTCAACTAAATATATCTCTGTATTCCCAACATTTTTGCCACCAGTTTTGGAGTTTGCCTTTGCAAATGTGGCTCTTTCTGGTAGTGATGTTGTCACTTTTAAGTTAACTCAACTATATGATTGGGTTGATGAATACACATTGACCAATTCGGATTTCACAATGATTCTCAATGTCGGTTCAACCGTTGAGAATGACATCACCGCTTATACCTTCCAGTATGGGGAAACCGTGGATTTCGGA